GGCGACGTCGGTCGCCACGCGCAGACCCTCGATCTCGTCGGGGTCGGGGGAGGGCCGAAGCCCTCCCTTGGTCTTGGTCTTTCCTCGCTGCATGGCGGTCAGCCCCAGGCCGGCGCGGAGCCGTTGGGGGCGGACTTGGGCGCCGGCGCTTCACCGCCGCCGAAGGCCGCAGGGCGGTCGGCCTTGAAGGTCGACCCCTTGAAGCCCTGGGGCTGGGTGGCCGGCTTGCCGGCGAACTGCTGCCCGTTACGGATGTAGCGGCTGTCCTCCGGCGTGATCGCCATGCTGAGGATGTTCTTGTCGTCGTAGATGTCGCCGCTGCCGTCGGCCATGGGCTTGCCCTTCTCGACCCCGATCAGGGCCGTGAAGATCATGCCGTCCAGTTCGGCGAAGCCGGCGATCTGGCGGCCCGCCCGCGCCTCGGGGGAGGTGTCGAGGGGGTTGATGCCCCGCGCGCTCTCCACGATGGCCCGAAGCTGGCCGCGCGAGATGCCAGCAGCCTGGGCGTGGCCCTCGGTGTCGCCATCGACCACAAACAGGCTCCAGAACTTGCGGGTGTCGTGCGGCCCACCCATCACGGTGAACTCGCAGTCGAGCATCAGGGCTCCGCTGCGGGAGGAGGCCTTGAGGACCCGGTCGGGGCCGTGGCCACCGAAGCGGAGCGCCAGGACGACCTGCGCGACGGTGTTGTTGGGGATGACCCCGCCACGGGGACGGGGGCTCTCAGCCGTGTTAAAGTCAAAAAAGCTCATGTCTGTTTCTCTCTTTCTCAGGGGGTTAGGCGGACTGAGCGGCGTCAGTGGGCGGGGTGATCGTGGTGGTGATCCCCGCCCGCTGGCGCTTCTGGTCGGCGGCTTTGGCGATCAGATCGCCGAGGTGCGGCGGCTCGAGGGGTTCGAGGCGTCCGCTACGGTCCTTCGCGGGGAAGCCCCACTCATTTCCGTACTGGCAAACGAAAGCCCTCTGGGGCTTGCCGTCGCCAAAGTCGATTTCAGTGAGGGTCAACACCTCATCGATGATGCCCGGCAACTGCCGACCGATAGCGGAGCCGGCAGTCTGGGCGACCCAGGTCATCCGCTTGTAGTCGTCTTCCATCTGGTCGAGGATCGACAGGAGGACGACGTTCTTGTCGCGGATGTGCTGAAGCTGGGTGATCCACTCGACGAACTCACGCCCCAGCAGGCCGTAGGCCCCCCGCGTGTCGGGCTTGCCCGTCTTCTCGGAGAAGGCCTCCGGCTGGGTCTGCGCCCAGGCGAAGCACGTCCTCGAGGCGACGGTGATGCTGTCGACGAAGAGGGTGTCGTACTTCTCCAGCGCAGCCGGGTCTCCGAGGGTCGACACGACGTGGTCGTAGTGCGCCTGGGAGTAGGTCTGGCTGTCGGCGCGGGAGGGGTTGGGGCCTCCCATCCAGCAGGCGAGGTTCCGCAGTTCCGGCCACGTCTTGGGGCGGATCGTGTCGACCGCCACGTCCTGAACCGACAGGTCGCCGGCCTCGACGTCGAGGAAGAGGGTCTTCCGCGTGTCGAGGGTCCGCAGCAGGCTCGTCTTGCCGACCCCAGACACGCCGAGGATGAGGGCTTTGACGCCCCTCGTCTCTCCGGCGCGCTCGTCGGCGGTGATGATCCGCAGGCTCACTGGACACCTCCAGCGACCTGGGCCTCGGCCAGCCGCATCTGCTCGATCTCGTCGCTGAAGGCGGCGTGCAGGCGCGGCTTGAGGCTTGCGTTCGCCTTGCCCACGGCCTCCGCGATCATGTTGTCGAAGATCGCGAGAACGGGGCTCTCCTTGGGGAGGCTGTTCCTCCCCAGGCGGACGGTCGTGTCGTACAGGGCCGCGATCTCGGCGAAGGCCGTCACGACGTCCTTCAGGACGGCAAACTGTTCTTTGGTTTTCCCTTCAAGCATCAGGCGGCTTCCTTCTGGTTGGCGACCAGCTTGATCGCGGCGTTGCCGGGGGTGACGGTGCGGCCAGCCTCGAACAGCTTCCGCACGAAGGACGGCCACGCCTTGTACTTGGCCTCGGGTACCGAGTAGGTGACGTCCACGAACTCGGACGGATCGTCCCCGCCCTCGGCGATCTGCGCGACGGCCTGCTTCAGGTGCGCCTGATCCCAGGCGACCCTCTTGGTGCGGGTGACGTCGGCGCTGACCTCGTCCGACAGGCGGATGTGGACGACGCCCGTGTCTTCGCCCTTGGCGGCGTAGGCCTCCGCGATGCGGCCCTCGAGCCGGTCGTCCAGCAGGTTGGCGATCGCCTTCTTGACGTGGGCCGGCTGCTTGATGGCCTCGTCCGCTTCGGACAGGAGGGCCAGCAGGGCCTCATAGTCGAGACCGACGAGGACGCTGGCGTCTCCGGCGATCTCGCTGAGGGTGGGCAGGTTTCTCATTTGGTCGTGGTCCTTCTCTTGGTCCTTGCTCGGATGGGTGTCGGCGGGGCCTGAGCGGGGACCAGACCGCCGGGCGCTCTCGCGTACCGGAGCCCCGCCGACTTATATAGGGCGATTGGTCCTAGGGCACAATGCCCTTTCTGAGCCTCTCGCCATATTTCGCAATGAGGGCCGCCTCGGCCCTGCCGTCGTGCTTCTTGAGTTCGAACAGGTCGGACCACTTGGGGAAGAGGCCCTTCGCCGCGAGGCGCGACTGATCCTTGTCGCCCTTGACGCCCATCGCCTTCCGCCACTCCTGGGGGCGGACGTGGCTGATCGGCATGAAGTGGCAGTGGGCCATGCCCAGCAGGAGGCCCACGGCCCGCCCGAAGGAGAACGCGCCGACGGCGCCCTCCCCCGGCCTGACGCCGACGTGCTCGATGGTGACGTGAGCCGCCCCGACCTTGGCGATAGCGTCGAAGATGCGCGCCAGGGCGACCTCGTCGACCACCACCTTGCGCTTCTTCGTGCCGGCCATCGTGCGACCGACACCGACATCAAGGGTCGGGATGTCGAAGATCAGGACGTCATCCGGCTGGCTGTCGTCGATGACGGCGAGGGCTCCGTAGAGGCCGGGATCGATGCCGACGTGCAACATCAGGCGCTCGCACGCAGGAGGGCCTCGACCATCGTCGTCGCCTCGTACAGGCGGCGGCTCGTCAGGTCAGAGCGGCCATCGCGCAGGCGCTCCAGGCGCTTGCCATCATTGAAGAGGATGGTGGAGAGGCGCGCCTCGGAGATGTTCCGGCGGGCTGCGTACTCCTGCGCGGACGCGATCAGGGCGGCGATGTGGGGCGAGACGGGGGCGGTTGGGGTGCGGGACATGGCGGTACGGTAGGTCTGTTTGTACCGCCCCGCAAGGGGGCCGAAGCCTCTGCGGTAGACGTACCGCACCTGAAAGGTTAAAGGGGAACATCAGCAACAGGCGCGGACCCCGTCAATATGACCCTCCGATCTAGGATAGAAGAGAGACTGCAGGCGACGCGCCTGACACCCCAGGCCGCCTCGATCCGCTCGGGCCTGGGGAAAGACGCGGTTAGGAATGTCTTGAGGGGCCGGTCAAAAAGCCTCTCGACGAAGAGCCTCACGGCCCTGGCCGAGACCCTTGGCGTCTCGGCATCATGGCTGGCGGGCCACCATGGAGGCAATGGGGAGCCGTCCACTGCTGGAGCGATGCTCACTGTGAAGAAAGAAGTCGGACTTGGTCTTTGGAGGCCACAAGGCACTGAAATCCCCCCAGAAACCGGCCTCGTCTCGATGAGCGCCGAGTACGCAGACCACGACCAGTGGCTCGAGCGGGTCGTCGGGCGCGACATGGACGACAGGTATCCGCCAGGGTGCCTCCTCCACGTCGTCGATGCGGCGGCGATCGGCTACGCCCCCAGAACCGGCGACACGGTGATCGTCTCCTACACCCGCGAGGACGAGGAGCAGCGCCTCGTGAGGCAGGTCGAGGTCCGCTCGGAGGGCCTCCTCCTGGTGGCCCGCTCCACCCAGGCGGCGGTAGCCGGCACGTCGCCGATCGGCGCAGGGCGCATCGTGGCTCTCGTCCTTGGGTCGTACATGCCGGAGGCGAGGCGGTAAAAAAGCCGCCCAAGCCCAGTTGACGCGGTAAACATCCCGCACTAGGTCTACCTCTAGGCAAGGGCATCCCGCCCGGCCCACCTGGAGACAAGACCGTGTCCCGAAGCACACAAGAGTACGTCGCCATCCCCGTCTACGGCGGGTTCTGGCGAGCCGCCCTGGAGACCTGGGGCTGGTGGCGCGGCGAGCGTGATTGGCGCATCGACCCCGTCGGCCCCCTCTATCACACGGAAGCGGACGCCCGCCGGGCCGCGACCCTCCTGAACCAGGAGGCCTTCGCTTGACCCGGCAGATGGGCGACCTCTCGTTCCCCTACGCCTCTCGCCCCATGCCCGACGGCCAGCGGCGGGGCCACGTCGGGATCGAGTGCAAGACCTGCGGTCGGGAGGAGTGGCGGGTCGCCAAGAACCCTGGCCTGGGCAACCGCATCTACACGCGCGAGGGCTGGCACCTCGGATCACGGCGGGGGCACGACGAGTGCCCCACCTGCGTCGAGGCCCGCCTGATGCCCGCCGAGAAGCGACAGATCATCACCCCACCCAAGAAGAAGGAAGCCGTCGTGCCCGCCACCGCGACCATCCGAGACATCCCGCCGCCCCGTGTAAACGGGATCGCGCCGCCCACCGACATCCCCGTCGCAGAGCCGCCGCGCCAGCCGACCTGGGCGGACAATCGTCGCATCCGCCAGGACCTGGACTTGGCCTATGACGCAGAGGGCGGTCGGTACTTCAACAACAACACCGACGAGACCGTCGCCAAGCGCCTCAACGTCCCCCGCGCCTGGGTGTCGACGATCCGTGAACTCTTCGGGCCAGACCGCTGCGAGGACGACGATCTGCGCGCCAAGGCCCTGATCTCCGTCTTGGAGGCGGCGAGGAAGAGCGCAGCGGAGGCCGAGAAGGCGGCAACCGTCGCCCTCGAGCAGGCCGAGGCGGCGTCGCGGATGGTCGCCTTGATCGTGAAGTCGGCGAAGGACGCCGGCCTGGAGGTGACGGCGTGAGGCCCCGCTTCCACCCGACGCCGGGCGTGGCCTTCCAGATCGGCAGGCCCCGCCTCTGCGTCCCCACGGGCTGGATTTGGGGCTTCCTGGCCCTGGTCTCCTGGGGCCTGTTCCTCGCCGTCCTCATCAGCATCCCCGGCTAGGCCGTGACGCCCTTCCCGACCGTCAAGACGGCGAGAGCCCTGGTCGAGGAGGGCGTCCTCCCCTGCTCCGAGGCGCAGGTGAGGGCGCTTGCCAAGCGGCACCAGATCGGCAGGATGCTTGGTCGGTCTTACGTCTTCACGGCGGACGACATCCACCACCTGTTGGCCAGCCTGCCATGCCCCTCAAACTCGTCCGCCGGCCCAAGTCGCCGTACTGGTATCTGCGCGGGACCGTCCGTGGCATCAGCATCACGGAAAGCACTGGCACTGGCGACCGCGCCCAGGCGGAAGACATCCGCGCCCTCCGCGAGGCGGAACTAGTCCGCAGGTCCATCCACGGAGACCGGGCCACCCGCACCTTCGGGGAGGCCGCCCTCAGCTACATGGAGGCCGGCGGCGAGCGCCACCACCTCGCGCCGCTGATCCTAAGGTGGGGCGAGAGGCCCCTCTCTCAGATCGGCCAGGAGGAGATCGATCGCGCCGCCAGGAAGCTGAAGCCGAAGGCGAGCCCCTCCACTCTCAACCGATGCGTTTACACGCCTACAGCAGCCGTGCTGCACCACGCCGCCCGGCTGCAGTGGTGCGAGAAGCCGGTGATCGCCCGCCCCTCGCAGCCCAAGGGCCGCGTGCGGTGGGTGACGGTGGAGGAGGCCGAGAAGCTGATCGCCCACGCCGGCCACCTGCGGCCCCTGGTGATCTTCCTCCTGGCGACCGGCGCGCGGATCGGGGAGGCCCTGGTCGTCGATTGGCGGGACGTGGACCTGGAGCGGGGGCACGTCGTCTTCTTGGACACTAAGAACGGCACGGATCGAGGCGTCCCCCTGAACAGCCGCGCGATCGAGGCCCTGAAGGGCCTCCCCCACCGGCAGGGGGCCGTCTTCCGCGTCCACTATGGCGGCCTGCGCTGGGATGGCACGCGACGCCCCCTGGGGCCGGCCTACGCCAGCCGTGGAGGCCTCGGCGGCGGGCAGATCAAGGGTGGCTGGAAGGCCATGCTGAAGGCGGCCAAGATCACCGACTTCACCCCGCACGACTGCCGCCACACCTGGGCGACGTGGCACTATCAGGCGAACCGCGACCTGGGCGCGCTGATGAGCCTGGGAGGGTGGAAGACGCCGGCCATGGTCCTTCGATACGCCCACACGAACACCACCCAGCACGCGGCCAGCATGGAGGCCGCCTGGAGAAAAGCTGGAGAATAAACCCTGGGAAGAACACCTAAGGACCTATTTTCCCCCAGGTTTTCGTGCGCCTCGATTGTCCTTGGTAAGGCTGAGGTCGGCAGTTCAATCCTGCCCGGCGGCACCATTTTTCCCTTGAGTTTCAAGGGTTTGGTAGTGAGCCTCATCCCTGTCTCCACCCCCTCGGGGGTCGGAGGCGGGGGTCGAGAGGCTCGAAAGGTGGAGAAAAACTGGAGACTGTTTCTGCCTGAAAACGGCGCTCCATTGCCCCTTAGGTCGTTTTGTCCTAGGAACTTTTGTCATGGACGCGAATGAATACCGCAAAGTGATCGCCCACCTCGGCCTCTCCCAGGTCAAGAGCGGCGCTGCACTTGGAACCGACCCCCGCACAGCGCGACGCTGGGCGAAGGACGGCCCGCCCAGTTCTGTCGCCGTCGCCCTGACGGCCTTCGTTGTGATGCAGGACAACGGCATGGAGAGGCCCTGGGATCACCCGGCCATCGTCGAGGCACGAAAAAAGCCCCCCGGCGCGAGCCAGGGGGCTTCCGAAGCTGAGAAGGCGTAGGCCCTACAGCTTGGCCTTGACGCGACCGTAGATGGTGAGGGCCAAACCGGCGACGGTGCCGACGGCCTGAATGACCTCGGCCTGCGCGTCAGGCGACACGATACCGACCTTGGCCAGCGCGATGGGCGCGAGGCTCGAGACGGCCATCAACAGCGCGCCGTTGATCGTCTTGGACTTCCAGGGCTTCTTTCTCATTGCGCGGTCTCCTTTTTTTGCGCGGGGTACTGCTTCCAGGGAAGCTGAAAGTGGGGGCCGTCCTTGAGCCGCTTCCACGAGCCGCCCCACTCGATGGGGACCTTCTCGATGCGGGCGGCGTCGGCCATGACAGAGTGCAGGCGGGTGTAGAGGGGCCAATCCCAGCGCACCTCTCCGTCGAGGATCACCGCCAGATCGACGGCGTGCCCCGTCAGGTGGCGGCTGTTGAGGGTCTGCGACGCGCCCTGCGCGAACAGTTCCTGCTGCCGGCGCAGGGTCCTCAGGCCCTCGGTGACCGTGAAGTCGAAGGGCGAGTTGGAGATCGCCCGCTTGACGACGCGGACCAGATCGGGGTGGACGCCCTCCAGGCGTCTCAGGGAGCGCGCTCCGAGGGCGTAGGTCACATCTGGCTCCTGAGGAAGTCGAGGTAGGCGCGGCCCGCCTCGGGGTCGTGGAAGACCTTGACCAGTTCGGGGTCGAGGTCTGAGCGGCGCGGGTCGATCACCAGGAAGACGGCGGGGCTGTTCGAGCGGTCGGAGAGGCCCAGGTCGTCGGCGTAGTCGTCGATCGACTTGAAGCTGGCCACCTGGACGCACCACGTCAGGCGCTTCGTCAGGGGGCACTTCTCGATGCTCTCCCCCGAGATGTGGGTGTGGCCGCCAAGCAACACCGTGTCGCGGACCCCCATGCGGGCGGCCCGCTTCATCCCGTGGACTTCGTTCCACATGGAGCGGCCCGGCCAGGAGTGGCGCAGGTTCATCGTCAACTCGCGACCGCCCTTGGTGCGGTAGGTGGCGCGGAGGGACGTCCCACGGTGCAGGATGCCTCGCTCCTCCATCATCCGCCCCAGGAGGTCGTTCGAGCCGCTCCAGGCGTCGTGGTTGCCGCCGACGCTGAGGTCGAGGTCGGGGGCCATCTGGTCGAGGTAGTGTTCGAAGAGTATCCAGCCCTCAGGGGCGGTCGTCTCGGCCTGGGCGTAGAGGAAGGCGAGCGGCTTCACCCAGTTGTCCAGCACGTCGCCCAGCAGCGCCCCGTGGACGTGCTTGTCGCGGTTCAGGTGGTTGGCCCAGTATTCGAACAGCGACAGGTCGGTGCCGGGGTTGTCGAGGTGCAGGTCCCCGAAGGCGATCAGGCCGAAGGGGCCATCGTCAGGCAGGTGGAGGATGTTGTGCCCGCTGCCGGGGCCGGCCTGGGAGACGCGGCGGAACTCGCCCTTGCGGCGCGCGATGATCTCGTCTGCCGGCCTCCAGCGGGAGGGGTTGGGCAGGCCTCGCTCCTTGCCGATCAGGCCCTCTTTCCGCGCCGCCTCCAGGCGGTGCTGAATTGCGCGGCGGCTGAGGCCGAGGGTCTTGGCGGCCCCCGTGATCGAGCCCGCCTGGAGGAAGGCGTCGACAGCGGCGCGCATCGAGGGGTAGTTCATCTTGGTGGTGCCGGGCTTGCCCGCCATTACCGATCCCCCGCCACGCGCTGCTCGATCCGGTTGACGGTCTCCTGCAGGGCCTTTGTCCTCTCATCGACGCGGGCGACGGTCTCCGAGAGGTGGGCCGTGCCGGCCATCCTGGCCTCCACCTTGGCGATCGCGTCGGTGTTTTCCGTCACGCGCGCGTCGATCCTCGCCCCCCACATCAGGAGGGTCGCAGACTGCCCGACGAGGGCCAGGAAGAGGGTGATGACCCCCCACAAGGGGATTTTGAGGTCGATCCAAGACGTGGTCCTGGGTTCGGCGTTCGCCATGGACGGGCGCTCCTGCTGAAGGTTAGGGTGGCGGCTATGTTCGAACGCGAGATCATCGATGCCGAGTTCGAGGCTGTCAGACCGCCTCGCGCCGCTGTTCGCGACCGGGCGCTCCTGCTGAAGGTTAGGGTGGCGGCTATGTTCGAACGCGAGGCCGTCAGGCCGCCTCGCGCCGCTATTCGCGACACGGTCTACGCCGCCATCGCCGGGGTGATCCTCGGCGTGACGTACTTCGTCGTGAGCCTGCTCTAGGGGCGGTTCTGCGTGCTGCCGGCGATCGGCGCGGTGGAGCGGCTGATGGCCCCCTGGATGCGCTGACCCGTCTGGAGGCCGTTCAGCAGGCGAGACATCTCGGCGTCGTCGAGGAGAGCCCCTCCCAGGATCGCGTTCCTTTTGGGGTCGGTGAGGATGCCGCCGCGACCCTGGAGGATGCGCGCAGTCACTCGGCCAGCCGCCGCGCGCGGTGAGGTGACGTCGTCCATCAGGTCGCTCAGATCGTAGCCCTCGCCCTCCAGGCGCTGGCGCATGGCCTGACGCAGGTAGGTGGGGGAGCCGCCGGCGTAGCGGTTGTTGAGGTTGGCCTGCATGACGCGCTTCTCGGCGGCATCGAGGAACTCGACGAAGGACGCGTCGTCAGGGAAGGCCAGCCGCAGGCGCTGCTTGAAGTTCTCGTTCTTCAGGAGGTTCCGCAGCACGCGCAGATCGCCCGTGTCCATCACGGTGTTCAGAAGCTGCTCTGCGACGCCCTTGCGGTAGGCGGCCATCGCCCCCGGCCCCGCCTCGTCCAGTTCCCGGCGAACGAACTCAGCCGAGTTGTCGAGGCCGTTCTTCAGCACGTTGGAGCCGAGTTCATAGGCCCCCTCGATCTCCATGTCGGTGGCGTACTGCTTGAGGAAGTCGTCGTACTCCTTGAGGCCGCCGCGATCGGGCGTCCTGGCGTTTGTGCGGACAGCCCGCCCCAGGCTCTTCAGTGTCGGGCCGAGACCTGGAGTGACGGTGCTGCTCTTAAACGCGGCATCTGCAGCCTTGAGAAGGCTCTCACTGATGTCCTGCGCCTGACGCACGGTGATGGCGCGCGGCCCGAGGGCGTAGCCGGGCGTGTCGCCGAGGTCGTCCATCAGGCGCTGCAGGGCCACGCCGGAGTGGCGGACGGCCTCATCTTCCGAGGCGAGGGCGTTCTTGACGGCTTCGGCCATGGCGCTTCGGGCGCGCTCAGAGCGGAGGGCGGCGACGCTGTTCTCATCGAGCATGATGGGCCGGTCGCCGATGAGCCCCATGCTATCGTCGGCGGCCTTCCGGCGACCCTTCTGCATGGTCTCGAGGGTCTCCCAGTAGTCGCCGCGACCGCCGAGGCCCTGCGCCAGATCGGCTCGCAGGTCGGGCTGCTCGTTGGCCTTCACCTCCTCGGCGCGGGCGCGGACGCGAGCGCCGCCGGGGCCGCCGGACTGCACGAGGACGTCAGCCGTCGTCTGCATGTTTGGCCCGCGATCGTACATGGCCGGGCCGCCGCCGGGGGCGTATCCGCCATCCAGGTCGTCGCGCCTGATCTCCTCGAGGGCCTTCGCGACGCGGTACTCATCCTCGCTGAGGGGCTGCCTGTTTACACGCCTTGTCGACGCGCCGCCCGTCGCGCGGTCGAGTTGGGCCGCGAGATTGGGCATCGCCTCGGCCATCCGGCCCATCGCGGGGATGGCGACGCGCTCAACGGCGCGAGCCATGGGCGGGAGGGTCTTTTCGAGGACGGGGACGCCGACGAAGCCGGCGGGCGCGCCCATCAGCGCGCCGCCGACGAAGCCGCCCACGCGGTCGTTCTCGGCGTTGCCGGCCCCCGCCGCCCCGCCGTAGCCGCCCGCCACGAGGGCCGCCCGCTTCGCGCGGGACATCATGGTCGCCCCACCGCCGATGTAGCGACCAGCCATCTTGGAGCCGGGGCCGAAGACCGCGCCGAGGATGTTGGAGCCGGTGGAGAGCCAGGGGTGGTCTTGGCGGAACTGCTCGTCGCCCTCTTTGTTGGCGGCCAGGACCGCCGCCCGCGCCTCCTCCGGCGTGTAGGGGAGGGCCTCCTTGCCAACCAGCGAGCGGACCTTGTTGTTGAGGCCCGTCTCGACGCCAGCGCCCCAGGCGTCGAGGTCGTCTGCCCAGTTGGCCCAGGCTCCCGCGTTGAGGGCGCGGATGACCGCCGGCGTGTTCCGCACCCGAGTGCGGGCGTCCTTCTGCGCGGCGACGCGGCCCGCGCTGCCGCGATCGGCCCACATCTTCTCCAGGCCGGCCCTCGCCTCCTCGGGCGACGCGGCCCTGGCGCGGTGGATTTGGCCGTCAGGCCCCTTGAAGCGATAGACCTCCATTAGCGGCCCTCCGGTCCCAGGTACTCAAACGAACTCGCCCGTTCCTGCGCCGTCTGGCCAGGAGCGCCAGCGCCCTTCTTGTTGCGGTACAGCTTGCCGTTGGTCGCGATGAAGAAGGCCCCCTGGGGGATGTCTTCAGGGTTGTCGGTGCGGAGGTCGTAGGGGTAGTCCTCGGTGAGGCCCTTGCGATTGCGGCCCAGGTGCCTGCGAGCGGCAGCAACCTCTTCAAGGAACTGTTCGCGCGACTGACTGACCTCGAGGTTCGCATCCTTGGACATCAACAGCGCCATGTCGGTGTCGGACGGGCTACCGACCGCCGCACCCGTCGGGTTGTTCTGCCTCATCTCCTGCAGATTGGAGAAGGCGGCAGACGCGCGCACGGGCTTGACCTGCTGCGCGAGGTCGTGGGCCGCGCCGATGCCCTTGAAGGGCGACCATGCAGGCGCGCCCTGGCCGGAGATCAGCCCCCCGATGAAGCCGGTCGCCGTCGGGCTGTCAGTGGCGATCTGCTTGGCCCTGTCGAGGCGTCTGCGAAGGTCGAGGTCGGCGTCAAACTTGACCTGCGTCTCGCCCCTCGTGGCCTTCCAACGCTCCTTGGAGACCCAGCCCAGCTTCTTGCCGCCCCAGACCTGCGGCTCACCGCCGTCGCCGAGGTCGTACATGTTGCCTGTGATGTAGTCGTCAGCTTTGGCCATTTGTTAACCTCCCACGGGTCCGAGGTTCACCGGCTTAAAGGGGCTCTCGCCGTCACCGCCTGCTCGCGGCCTCGTCGCCGAAATGCGCTGGCTCCTGGCGTTGTACCAATCGATGTCGCGGCGGGCGGCCTTGTCGGCCCGCTCCATGTCGAGGCGCATTGCCTCCTGCGCCCTGGCGAGGGCGTCGCTCGGGCTGATGCCCTGCTCGGCATAGCCGGGCGTCTTGTCGAACTTCCGCGTGCCGTAGCCGGGGCTGACCAGGGTGTCCCCCTCGTTGGCGACCGTCTTGCCGTAGTTCGTCGAGACGCTCTTGCCCCACTCGTCGGGGTTGGTGTGGTAGGCGAGGCGCTCGCGCGGGTCGGTCAGGACGCCATCCTCCAGAGCCCGACGCATGCGCTCCATCTCGCTGCGCTTCTCGTAGTCGCGGCGGATGTCGCGCGGGCGCTGGCCGTCCAGCAGGCCGCTCAAGTAGTCGATCCAATCCGGCGCGTAGGGGTCCTTGGGCCGCTGATCAGGGTGCATGGCGTACTGCAGTTCCTGCGGCGTGTTGGTCATCCCCCGCCCGCTCGCCGGCTCCTGCATGTCGTGCCAGGACTTGTACGGCACCGACAGGTCCACACCGTCGGGCGTCGCCGTGCGGGGATCGATGGTGGCCGGCTCGTCGACCGGCCCAAACTTCAGGCCCCTCGGGCCTCTGCGATTTGCCATGTCTTACTTCCCAAAGCCAAGAGTGAGACCGAAGCCCGAAGACTTGCCTTTCGACGTGGTGTTGGCCGTTGAGTTCTCGGTCACGTCCTCGTCGCTGCCGAAGAAGGGGTTGGCGAGGCCGCCCCACAGATCGGTCAGGTACTTCTGCATGTCGAAGGGCGCAGTCGCCCTCTCCTGCTCCTGCGTGCGAAGCTGGGTGCCCATGTCGAAGGTCTGGCCTGCGTTGGCGCGCTGGTTGGCGTCGAAGGCCGTCGCGTTGGCCGTGAGGCCTCGCGCCGCCTCCAGGGTGCGGTCCCGCTGCTGGCCGGTGAACGTGGCGTTGGCCATCGCTGCCTGCTGCCGGCGATCGGCGTCCGAAGCGGAGAGGGCCGTCGCGCGATCGAAGCCGGCGCTGCGGATACCGGCCCCAAGGGCGAAGCGGCCCCTGCGGCGGGCGTCGTCTCCGGCGGCCAGGGTGAGCGCGCCACCGGAGCCCCTGAAGGCGTCTCCAGCCGCCATGCCCAGGATGTCGCCCGCGCGATCCCGACCGGCGCTGAAGTCGTAGTCGGCCATCGAACTGTCGATGACGTCCTTTTCGAAGGGGTTGTAGTAGCTGCTGAGGCCGGTCAGGAGGCTCTCGCCGTTGACCTGGGGGGCGGAGGCCCCAGCGACACTCTTCATCCAATCGTTGGACTGATTGAAGGCTTCAGGGTTCCCGGTCAGCGAGTTTACACGGCCAGCCGCCTCCGTCTGGAGGGCGTTGTCCTTCGGGACGAGGGTCGTCGGGTCCGTCTTCGCGAGGTTGCTGACGTTGCCCATCAGGTCGATGGCGGGCTGCTTGAAGACGTCGTCCAGGTAGGCGCGCTGGCGGCTCGTGCCGGTCGACGTGGTCGTCGCCGTCGACTTCGCGCTCGTCTTCGACTTGTTGAAGCTACCGGAACCAAAGAAACCCATATGAACCTCCTACCGCTTACCAAGCAGTGTGTAGTCGAACTGAGGGAGGCCCAGGCGGCCCCTCGCCGGGCTTGAGGACCCAGAGAACTTGATGCGGAAAAGCCAGCCCGTCGCCATGAAGTCGACCTGATCGTCCGTCGAGGCGAACGTGTACGGGCCGTAGGTGGTCGGGGGCTGGTTGGGCCGGATGCGTGTAAACAGGGTCAAGGCCCAGGGGCCGACCTGATCCTTGACGTCTGGGAGCAGGCCCCTGATCAGGGACGTGCGCTCGGGATCAAAGAACATCTCGCCGCTTTCGATGCTCCACGCAAGAGGGGAACCGTCTGCGCTGCGCCCCCGCTCGTGCCAGTAGATGTTGCCGCCGGCTGTCGTCCCGATGGGCGTGTCAGATGGGCCGCTGTCGACCATGGCCGTTCTGGCCATGACGCCCGAATACCACCTCAGGTCTGAGATGCTCATCGCGAGGTAGCGGCTGTTCTCAAAGCCGTCTCTGCCGTCGGGGTAGTCGAAGCGCACCTCGTTGAAGTTCGAGTTGATCGAGGCGACGATCTTGTCGAGTTGCGACGGCGAGATGTTGTCGATCGCGTCCTGGGAGATGGGGCACTCGATCACCTCTGGCTGACCGCCGGGGGAGAAGGTGAGGAACTGCCCGTCAGGAGCCCACCAGAAGGCGCGCTGGCCCTTCACGGCGACTGCGTTGGGGCCGGCGGCTCCGCAGTTCTCACCGACCCGCGTAAAGCGCCAGGGGGCGGCGAGGTTGCCCGTGAAGTCGGCGAAGAAGAGGTCCTTCGTCGTCCAGATCAGGATGTAGGGGCCGAGGTTGCGGCCCGTGACGATCTCCCCCCCGCCGGGCAGGATGTACTCCCTCGACGTGCTGTCGCTCGGGGTGAGGGTCGTCCACTCGTTGACGCGACGGATGCCGCTGTAGCGGATGCAGAGGGGGTTGTAGACGCCGCTCACCTCCTCATTGCAGCCGAGGGCGAAGATTTGGTCGGTGTTCGAGACCACCATGGCCCGCACGCGGGCGGGGGCCTCCCTGATCGGCGCGGCGGGCGTCCCCGTGACGTTCTGCCAGAGGTGGATGGTCCCAGCCCTGGGCGAGGCCACCATCTGCCCACCCCAGGCGGCGATAGACCACGTCCTGGGCCAGTAGTCGGAGGTGGAGGGCGAGCCGTAGGTCCCCACGTCCCACGCGCCCGTGCCGAAGCCTGCGCCGCCTGTGCCGTCGATCGCGCCGTCGGCGAAGGCCTTGTTGGGCTTCGCCAGGACAGCCGCGCCGCCGCCCGTGGTCGTCGCGTTGGCGGAAGAGCCGGCGGTGAAACTCCAGGTGTTCGTCGTGACCGCCGTCACCGTCCAGGTGCCGTTGATCGTCACGGTGGCGACTGCCGTCGCGCCAGAGATCGTGACGCTGTCTCCGACGAGGTGCGGATGGCCGGCCTGGGTGACGACGACGGTCGTCAGGGTGTTCGTCGTCGCGATGGGGTTGTTGCCGAGGGTCTGCTCGGGGAGGGCCAGGGTCGGCGTGATGTTGAACAGCGAGCCACCCACCCACACCTGCAGCCTCGAGTGCGTCCCGAAGGCGATGTTGAGGGACGGCGCGGCGAGGCGATCCGTCCACTGGAAGATGTTGCGGCAGACGCCCGTCAGCAGGCTGTCCGTCAGGCTCTCCCAGCCGCCGATGATCTCCGGCCTGCCCTCCACGAAGCGCACGTTGGACCCGGTCGCCCAGCGCCCCTTGCTCGCGAGGCGGCTGTCGTCGGAGAACATGCCGGGCGGGAGGTCAAGGGACTGTCGGGTCATTTTTCATCCCATTCGACGGACTTGGCGCAATGGTTCGGATCGAGCCAATCGAGGAAGCGGCAGAGAAGGCACCCCCACCGCTCGCCGCGCAGCCGGGCCTTCTCGGCGCGGCTGGAGATCGTCTCGTCGGGGTTGCCGCCCAGGATAGCGTTGCCTAGCTGGTCGATGGCGACGGCGATCCTGAAGCCCCAGCGCCCGAGGCTCATGCGAGGAGCGCCCCAGCCTCGGCCTCAGTGAGGAGACCCTGGCTCTGCATGTAGGCGACGCCGGCGAGGGTGTCGGCGGCGTCCAGGTTGATCGTGTCTGTCGCCGAGATCAGATCGAGGAAGTCTTCGATGATCGGGTTGGTCTTGCCGGCGGTGCGGATGGCGATGCGGGCCGGCGCGGGGATGCGCTGCAGGAACAGGATGCGGGTGATGTCGCGCCTGACCGGCGGCGGCTCCGGCTCGGGCGGCGGCACCGGGAGGAAGCCCGTGTCGCCGAAGCCCAGTTCGTGCGCGATGGTGGAGCCCAGGGCCTGCTCGAGGTCCGCGAGGCTCTCGTCCTTCAGGCCGACGAGGTTCGCCGGCAAGGGGCCGGGCTCCCCGACCAGGAGCCCCGTGGTCGCGTTGATGCGCTGATAGAGGGACATGGCCTCTCCTTTGGTGATGTTGGGTGGTGGGCTAGGAGCCCTTGATCAGGACCGCCAGGACGAGGCCGGACTGACCTGGGATGGTCGCCACGCCCTGCTCGCCAGCGCCTGCGCCCACGCCGCCCTGGCCCGACCCTGGGCCGCCCGCGCCGCCTCGGTAGGGCAGGTTCGCGGGCGCACCAGAGCCTCCAGAGCCGCCGCTCGGCGCGCCACCTGCGCCGCCGCCCGTTCCAAGGCCCGCCGCGCCTGGGCTGGACCCAGCGGCCACACCGGCTGAACCGGCGAGATTGACGTCACCGCCGCTCGCGGTTCCGGCTGTCTGCCCGTTTGCACGGGTAGCGGTGGCCGTTGCGCCGGGCAGGACAACGCTCGTGTCGCTGGAGGACGCAACACCTGCCGTGATCGTGACCACCGCGCCGCGACGAAGCTGGCGCGTGATCTCGAAATAGCCGCCAGACGCGCCACCGCCCGCAGGCGACCCGCTACCACCGGCCCCCCAGCCGACGAACTTCCACTTGCCGGTCCTGGGCACGGTCCACGAGTAGGCCGAGGCCGCCGCCGGGAAGGTGTGGGGCTCGTCCTGGTCGGGCTCGGCGCGCTGCGCGTCCATGCCCTGCCCGGCGAAGCCCCTCATGCCCTGCCGGTTCATGCCTAGTAGTCCGAGTAGTCTGCGTCGAAGACGCAGGCCGTCGACACGCTGCAGGCGACGTACAGTTGCTCGTTGGGGCCGAGGACCAGGGGGTTGTCCTCGCTGTAGCCGAAGTCGACCGGGATGGCCGCCGTGGTCGAGTTGACCGTCACCGCGCCCTGGGTCACGCCCTGGACGAAGAACTTGGTGGTCCCGCTGTCTCGGGAGCGGAACAACTGGTGGACCGCAGCGGCGATGGTCGTCTGCGGCGTCGCGCGGAGGCGCGTCAGGCGTCCGCCGCCCGTTCCAGCCGTGAGCAGGAGGAACGTGTTGCTCGGCGCGGTCGTCGGCGGAAACGTCCCCTGGGCGGCGTTGGTCAAAACCGAAGCCGACCTGGGGGTCTGCGGCGTGACGATGCTGTTGGGGACGGCGTTGGCGTTTGCGGGCATGCTGATGCTCTCCTAGAGGGCGACTGCGGCGGCGATGGCGAAGCCGCGAATGTTGGTGTTGGCGTCGGAGATGTCCGACACGGTGAGCAGCTTGGGCGTCCAGGCGCCGCCGACCACGACGAGGCTCCTCCCCTCGTTTCCGGTCGTCGCCGGCAGGGAGCCCGTCGTCGAGAGGATCGCCGCGTCGATGTACGTCTTCAGGTCGAAACCGGCGATGGAGAAGGTGCGGACGTTGGTCCCGTCGCAGGCCACCATCATCGTGTCGCCCACACTGAGGACGACGGTCGTGCCCGCCCCCGTCGTGACCGTCACGGCCCCGTTGGAGCCGTTGCGGATGGTGTAGACCTTGGAGACGGAGGGGATGATGAGGCTGCATCCGCCGACGCCAGAGAGGTCGAGGAAGGCGTTGCGGGCCTCATCGTCCGCCACGTTGGAGACGGAGAGAGTGTAGGCCGTCGGGCCGGCGAGGGTGATCGCGGCGCGCCCAGCGATGGCCGCGTCGATCCTCGTCAGGGCGGTGTTGAGGCGAGCCCCCCAGTTGTTCAGGTTCTCGCCCGTCCCCTGCAACTCGAAACGCAGGCGGGTCGTGTAGGTTGAGGGCATTAGAGGGCGCTCCCATCAGATCGTGTCCAGGCCCAGGTGGAGCCGGAGGGGGTAGAGACGGCGATGGTGTTGCGATCGGTGACGATCACCATGCAGTTGCGCCAGTTGGCGGCGGGCGGAAGCTGGGCGAACGTCACGGCGGCAAGCTGCGTCGGTTTGCCCGGCGCGCGGATGTCGGCGATGGCGTCCACGACAGCCTTCAGGATCGGCTGCAGGAGAGCCGGGATGTCAGGTCCGACGAACAGCATGCGTTAGCCCCACGTCTCGGGAGAGTTGGTCTCGGGAACCCAGGTCTCGGGAGAGGTCTCTGCAGAGACCCACGTCTCGGGAGAGGGGGCCGCCGCAGCCCAGGTCTTGGGGAAGGCTCCTGCAGAGGCCCAGCTTGCCGGGGCTCCCCCCTCCTCGTCCCAGGGGTTACCCCCGAAGGTCGCCCCGCTGAAGGTGACGACCGTCAGGCCGGAGGACGAGAAGCTGGCGCTGATGATGCCAAGCCCCGCCCCCAGCCAATCAGACAGGGTCGAAGAGGTCGCCGAGAAGGCGGATGGCGAAATGCCGACCAGGACGAGGGACGCTGAGGTCGAGCCAGCCGAGGACCACGAGGCAGAGGAGATGGTCGAGGATGGTCCGTAGAACTCGTCGGCGACGACCGCCGAGAGTGCGCCACCCTCAAACCCCTGGACCGCTCGGCGCAGCGCCGAGGAGCGCCAGCGACGGAACTGGAGGCTCATCTCGACGCGACCTCAATCCAGACCTCGTTGGCGCGGCTGCCGGAGGTGTTGCTCCAATAGATCGCCAGGGCCGAGTTGTCGTAGACCTCCCGCCAGCCGCAGGCGTTGGGGTTGTCCTGCACGGCGTCGGGAGGCGGACACCCGCGATCCGAACCACCAAAATACTTGTAATTGAACCGCGAGAGCAGGCGGTTGATGGCGACGTTGTAGGTGCCGCCAGTGGCCCCCGCCTCGACGATGTTGGTGACCCGGCGAATGCCGTGGGAGGGGATCGAGACCCGGTGGATGGTGTTTGCCCCCGCCGCCGCCGGTAGCGTGATCGAGGCCACCTGGGCCACGTCCGCATCGTCACGGTAGTCGATTGTGATGACCGCCGTGCCGACCATGGCCGTGACGACCTCGATCCACAGTTGCAGCCCTTTGAAGTCGGAGCCCGGCACGCGCCCCACGTTTGAGGTGGTCATGGGGAAGTTGGTGCCGAAGGTGTGGCCTCCCGACTTCCAGAGCTGGTCGAATAGGAGGCCCCACTGAGAACTGGCGTTGGACGTGACGAAGTCGCAGCGCGTGAGGTAGCCCTGCGCGCCGCCAGCGAAGCTGTTGATCGGCGGGTAGCCGGTCACGGCGTCGGTGGGCGTGATGCCCGTCGTGGTGTTGCCCGCCGCCAGCGTCCCGGCGGGCGGGGTGCCCGAGGAAGTGAACGGGAAGTTGTTCGCACTGAGGCCGGTCTTGAGGAAGAAGATTTTCTGCTTCACCGCCGCCCGGTAGTCGTCCAAACTTGCGATAGCCATCTACTTCGACCCGATCTCGATGCTGAGTTCGGGGACGCCGGAAGACGTGCCGTCCATGGCGAAGACCGGGTAAAGCGCGGAGTTGTCGTAGACCACAGGCAGGCCGGTCTTGAGGTAGTCCCAGGTGTCACCGCCGTTCGCGAACGGAAAGCGGAAGCAGGAGATCAGGGGGCGCATAATCATGACATTGAAGGTGCCAGACGCTGCGCCGGAGGAGGTGATGGCCACAAGGCCCGAGACGCCGCTGTCGCCCGCCTGCAGCGGAAGCTGGATCATCCGACCGAGGGTCAGAGCGCCGCCGACGCTGACCGCGCCGGTCGTCCCCGCGTTGCCGTCCTGGTCGAGGTACTCCACCGTGATTGTCGCCGTCGCCGCCAGAGCCGTGACGCACTCGATCCAGATTTCGAGGCCCTTGTAGTCGGAGCCGGGTACGCGGGACTGCCAGCCGGTCGGCGGCGAGGACAGCGCCAAGCGCGATTGGATGCCGGGATAGGCCCCACACACAAAGAGGCGGTCGTAGAGGGCCACCTTTCCAGCCAACGAGCATTGACCGGCGAAGCGGGTCAGGTAGCCGACGGCCCCGCCAGCGAAGCTGTTGATCTGCGGGTAGCCCGCGATGGCGTCGTCGTGAACCACACCGGAGGCTGTGTTGCCCGCCGCCAGGGTTCCTGGGCCGGGCTGCCCCGCCAGTTCGAACAGGGTGAACCACCCGCCGATAACGGTCGTGCGTGTGACCGACCGCATCCACTCGATGACCTGCTTGGCACTGCCGACGTAGTCGTCGTTGTTCGCGATGGGCACGGCCTACTCCTCCGTGATCGTGGAGCCGGTGGTGAGGCGCGGTTGGATGCCGGGGCTGACGGCGATGGAGGGCGTCAGCGCGCCTCGGTAGAGCAGCTTACCGGCTCCGCTCGAGGCCGTTCCGACGGCGACGTGCGTGATCGTCGGGGTGCCGGAGGTGCAGGCTGGGAAGTCGACGT